AGATCGACATCTTCAATAGCAGCAACCATAGTGAGGCATACAAGAACATCGCCAAGTCCATCGATAATTGCGTCACGATCTCGTTTGGTAATTGCATCAGCTAGTTCCCCCATTTCGCTAAAAGCCTTGAGTAACTGCGTCTTGCTATCTGAGTTCTGGATAATGCCTCTGGCTTCCCCCCAACGGACTACCAGTAGTTCAGTCTGTTCGTAACTCATATCATTGCCTTAATCTCTTTGATAGGAATATCGAAAGTCTCATGCACTTTAAGAATGAAATCAGCGGTAATCGTGGTGTGTCCGTTACGAATCTTGCTGATTGCTGGCGCACGAACACCCATAGTTAGGGCTAGTTGGCGGTCATTCTTAATGTCAAATTGCTTCTTTAGAAAGTCTAGTAGTTTCATGGGTTCCTCGGTTAGTTAAGCCGGTCTTTCCCGGCAGTCAGCATACTCACAACGAGGGAGCAAACACGTAAAGGAGTCATTGCGTATGCTGCTGGAGTTATTGCCGCCACTCACAGCTAGGCGGGAAAAGGTGGGGTACTCGCAGCACTAGCTCTATCCTTGACGATTTGTTAATCGGCAAACTAGCATTAGCTTTCCCCCGTAGTGGTGGACTACTCACTAACGCTCTCTCGTCCGGTGGTGCTATCCGGTACTCGTTAGCTTTCGTCCGTAATCAATGACCGTTATCCTTCAAATACTTTATTGCAGCTAAAAGCGTTTTAGGAGAATCGCTCATAAGTCCTATTGCTTTATTGCATGATGAACATAACAACCCCCTTACTTTTCCAGTTGTATGACAATGATCCACCATCAATTTATGCCTCTTTTTATCTTTTGTTTCGCTTGACTGACAAATCGCACATTTACCACTTTGCAACTTAAACAGTTCATCATACTGTTGCTCTGTGATTCCATACTTATACTTTAAGTAATAGTGTCTTTTTGAGTGCCATTGTCTTGTTTTTTCTTCTTGCGGTATCCCTGCTCGTTTACGCCTCATGTATTCACGGTTTCGTAATTTACATGGTTCGCAAGGAACAGGGTGTTTGCCACAAGAAACGCAAAGACCTAAAGCCTTTCTTTTTGCCCTAAGTTCAGCAAAATAGTCTTTCATCAAAACGGCACATCAGCTAAGTCATCACCCTGGAAATCATCCTTCTGACGAGCTTTAGAAGGCTTTGAATCTTTAGCCTTAACCGCTAAAGAGAAGAACTTGCTACCGTCTTTCTTAGACTCTTTAAGCCAGCCTGATAGCCAGTAATCAGTTCCATCGATGTTGATCTGACCTGAATAGTCAGGATGCGTATCTGACTTCTTGTTATGGTTCTTGCCTAAAGTACCTTTGTTTGTATTGTCGTATTCCATGTTTTATCCTTGAGCGAATTTCTTGATTGCACTACGCTGTTTACTATCTAACTGGCTCCAGAGTGCTGTTTTCCAGTCAGCATCTAGCTCCAGACTATTGATGTACTCGACTGCTTCTCCGACCCTATCCTTATGAATCATCATGATGATGTCGGCTGCATAGCTTTTAATCTCGTTCTGAGATTGTTCGTCTAACGTATCGAATACCGACTTAGTGATCGGCTTTGCAGAACGAGGCTCATCAGCACCAGTAGTAGCGTCTAGGGCATCGTGTTCACAGATAGCCAGAGCCATAACCAGCAGGTAACGAGTGATGTACGTTATCGATGCTCCGAGGTTTTGTACTGGATGGCATCCTTTAAGTTCAGCATTAGCCATAGGGCAAGTAAACTTTGCATGACCACCGTTCTCTGTATCAATGACATACATTGATGCTAACGTATCCGTAAACTCTAGCGTATGAGCAAGACCTAGTTCAGCGAATATATTGTTTACAGTAGGCAGGAAGTCAGCGAGTTCAAAGTACCGATAGCCAGCAAACTTATTGTGACCGGACTTCTCTAACTTTACGCCTTGTAACTTGACTCTGGCTGTCTGTAGCTTCTGGTAAACGATCCATTGCTGATGTTCGTCTTGTTCCTGCTGTCTGTTATCTAGTTGGTTATCCATTTATTTATCCCTTAGCGAATTTCTTATTGAAAATGATATTGTGAGATTGTGTTTGCGTAGTAGTTTGTACCGTTGAAGCCTCCTTTTGCTCTTTGCGAATACGGTCGAAAGTCTTGCGAATGTTCGTTTTGCCTGACGGAACATATTTAAAATCTTTGTCTAAGATACAAGGGAATGTTTTCTTCATGCAAAGCTGTCCATTAGTAACGCTAGTAACAGCATACACGCTAACACAGCACCAGCATGACGGTCGATAAAGTCTGCCAGTTTATCGTCTGGATTGAATAGCTTTTTCATTGGTTGCCTCTCTCTAGTTCGTCTACGATCTGCTTAATAACGTGAGGAGTATTCTCTAACGCACGATAAGCCATGTAGACAATTTGTTTATCTTCATCCGATGCTGTTCTGCGTTCTACTCTATCAATCAATAGACGCAAAGCATAGACAATTTCAGCGAGTTGCCAGTTATCGATTTCTGTACGGCTAGGGTTCATCTTCCCTCCGCTTCTCTGTCTTTCATTTCCTGATAGAGCCAGTCACCACGATCTCTATCAATATCTTCCTGAGTTTCAACATATTCAGGAAGTGTAGATTCTTTGACCAGTCGATTAACGATACCTACCATGTTGCGACGGATAGCTGCTTGCAACTTTAGTGGATCGGACTGGAACACAGCGCAAGTCTCAAGGAGGATGCAAAGTTCTTCCTCTAACCGTTCCTCGCGTGACTGTTTTAATGTATCTTTGAAACAAGCGGTCAACTCGCCGGGAAACCCGTCTTGTAGCGTACCAATTAAGAACTGCTCGTAACCCTGCTTATCCATAATTTAATCTCCTAGTTGCAGTTCCGAAATACTAAACCGATTCAAGACTTGTGTGTAAAAACATTTCTAATAGGAATCCATATCCCAATAGAAACATTCTATTATGAAACACCCTAACTCTGGCACAATTATGGTTAAGAAAAAAGACTTACCAAAAGAGCAACCTAAAGAAGTACAAAGATTTCTGCCTAAAACTAGCCCTAGAGGTCAACCCATTGGAAATAGACCCTTCAAAACCCTTGCGTCGAAAGTCCGATTCACATGGAACGGAAACGATTTATAACTTTAGTACTCGGCTTTGCTCTGTTTGCAAAAAAACAAGATCGTTAGCGCAGTACAACAATAGCGATGTTTGTAAGACTTGCGAAAGAAGAAACCCGAAGGTATGATTTGCACACGCTTGGCGGCGTGTTCACGTAAGCCCTAGAAGGGACTCTGCTGGTACGTGCCAGTCCGCCAACGCCGGTAATTCGGTGAGAGTCTCTCCTAGGGCTTTTTTTATTGGAAAAAAGCTATGAATGTTCTTATTGACGAGTATCCGTTAGTGGTGCTTCCTACTCTTGCGGAGCTATATGGTCTAAATGAAGCAATCGTTATCCAGCAGGTTCATTACTGGTGCAACAAAGCAAAAACCTATGATGATGGCTATACATGGGTCTATAACTCGATTCCTGAGTGGAAAAAGCAGTTTCCGTTTTGGTCTGAGCGAACAATATTTTCAATTTTGAAACGTCTTCGTGAAGATGGATTACTTATCGCTGAACGTAAGAGCGAAAACCATTGGGATCAGACGCTTTACTACAGACCAAATTACTCAATGTTGCGTTCTTCCATCTCGCAACCTTTGCAAGATCGATTAGATAAACCTTGCAAGATCACATTAAATACAGAGACTACCAGAGATTATTTTGCCGAATTTTGGAAACTTTATCCTAAAAGGGTAGCTAAAGAGGCTGCTAGGAAAGCATTTAGCAAGCTGGATATGACTGATGAGCTTTTTGATGAAATTGCTAAAGCCATAATAATTCAGGAATTAGATACTGATGACCTAACGTATGTTCCTTATCCTGCCTCATGGCTTAACGCTAGACGTTGGGAAGATGAAATTACGGTCTCCAGCACGCCGAATCTTCCTTTTGGGAGGATTCTGAAATGATTGGAGATTTCCTAAACAAGCTGGAGAAGGTTCAAGGTAAGCGTGGTCATTGGGTAGCCTGTTGTCCAGCGCATGAGGATAAGCGTCCTAGCCTAGCGATTACTGAGACTGATGACGGACGGATTCTGCTGAAGTGTTTTGCTGGTTGCTCGGCTTACGAAGTCGTTAGTGCAGTCGGTATGGACTTGACTGATCTGTTTCCTAAAGATCAATCTTTTATGCCTAGCGAAACGAATAAACCAGTCCGTAGACCGTTTTATGCCACAGACCTAATGAAAATAATCCAATTTGAGGCGCTTATTACGTCGATAGCGGCGTTTGATATGGCTGAGGGTAGGCAGGTATCAGACGTGGATAAAAAACGGCTTAAAACGGCTTTTACGCGAATTAACGAAGCGGTAAGTTATTTATAGGAGGAAACATGAGGATGAAAGCATTTCCTACGTTGAAGGATAACGGTCACATCACTACGCAAGATGGCATGGATTTGCGCGACTGGTTTGCAGGGATGATTATGCAGTCACTAGCGATGAACTTTGAGAGTGACCCTGTTTGGAACGGTTATGAGCAAGCAGCACTTGCCTATTCAATCGCCGATGCCATGATGGAAGTGAGAAAAGATGACTGAATCAAAGCTGATTGAGTTAGGCTTCTCTGAAGTAGCACCGGGGTTTTGGGTAGGTAGCGTATTTGCTTTGCATAAACTTTACGAACTAGGGAGACGAGATGAGTCTGGAGCAGAGAGCAGAACAGTTAGACGAAGCGAGACGGCTGAGGATTATCAAGTCTGATTCTATTGACGTAGAGAAATACCTTCACGCTAATGATGTAACGCTAAAGGTTAAACAGGCTAGAGACTTCCTCGATGACATAAAGGAAAGCTATCTCAGCACCACTAGAGATGCAAAAATACTATTACCTTGGAGCAAGACTCACGATTCCTTTGCGTTCAGACCGGGAGAGGTAACGGTTTACGCAGGTTCTAACGGTGGCGGTAAGTCGCTGTTGACCGGACAGATTGCTCTGCACCTAGTGAAGCAGAACCAAAAGGTATGTATTGCTAGTTTCGAGATGAAGCCGATTAAGACGCTAGAGAGGATGTTGCGACAGTTCTCAGGAGAATTTATTGATGATCCGCTGGTATCAGACCGTGAGGGTTACATCACGAAGATTCTGACTCGGATGGATAAGTTTACAGTTGACCATCTTTATCTTTACGATCAGCAGGGAACGACTAGCCCGGACAAGGTTATTGCTATGGCGAGATATTGCGCTGTAGAACTAGGAGTCCAGCATATTTTTATCGATTCCCTAATGAAGTGCGTTAAGAACGAGGATGACTTTAACGGTCAGAAGGGCTTTATCGATGAGTTAACGGCTTTGGCTAGAGATCATAACGTACACATTCACCTAGTCCACCATATCCGGAAACAGGCTAGTGACGAGGTAACTCCGAATAAAAACGACTTAAAAGGCTCTGGCTCTATTAGCGATCAGGTTGATAACGTCTTTCTTGTGTGGCGCAACAAAAAGAAGGAAAACCAGCGAAACCGTGGCGAAACTGTGGATGAATCACAGGGCGATACGTTCTTAATGAACGAGAAGCAGCGTAACGGTGAGGCTCAGGAGTGGTATCAGCTTTGGTATCACCAAGCTAGCCAGCAGTTTGTTGAATCGGCAGGATCAAGACCACAGGACTTTGACAACAATGGACGTTTTAGAGACTGAGGAATACAGGCATCAATGTGAAGTCAGGGCTGTACTAGCGTGGAGGACAGCAGACAGGGATTCAGCCTTAAAGTACCTGAGCGTTGTTAGGCAGAAACGTGGGCATAAGGCGGCTGACCAGCTAGAGGCTGATTGTCGTAGAGAATGGTCGTTAGGAAACCGTGGCAAAAAAGGGGATTGGCGTGGATAAGCAACGAATTTATGACGCAATGCTAATTAAGGCGTTTCGCAAGGACGTAACAGTTGGTGTTCTGTGGAATTGGTTACGAGTCTATGGGATTGATGTTCCTGAGAAATCGTTAAAACGTCAACCTAAGTCTAACAAAATGCGCGTTCAGGCTTTTGTAGGCTGTTACTTAAAGCCGCTAGCTGATCGGTTATGGGATACGGATAAGTCAAAAGACCTTGAAACATTAAACTGGATGACTTTCTTAAATACCGAATCAACGAAAAATAACGATGATATTAGGTTGAAAAGATTGTCAAATATAGATAGGAAGCGTGGTGGATTGATTGGTCAAAGTATGCGTCGGCACAATCGTTCAAATCAATGGGGTGTAACAAAGTGACATTCAAGCGAGTAGATTCAACACAGACGCAGATCGTCAAGGAACTCCGGCGGGTAGGAATGGATGTCCAGCACTTACATGGAGTCGGTCAAGGTTGCCCTGATATTCTGGTGGGCTATCGTGGCAAGAACATTTTGTTAGAAATAAAGAAAGACGAGAAAGCCAAGCTGACACCGGATCAGGTGATATGGCATCAAACTTGGCGAGGTCAGGTAGCAGTAGTGTCGAATCCACAGGCTGCGGTTAAGGCTGTAAGGATTGCTTGTTCGGAAACTATTGAAGAATGATTCTTGATAGAAATATTTATATTGAGAAATATGAGATATGAGAGTTAATCTTACGGATGAGGAACTATTTATTTGCAGAACGTTAGGCGTTATGAGGCGTTCTGTAGCGATGAAGAATGTAAAAGACCAGCAAGTAGGAAATGATTGCGTTTGGTCAATAGATATTGATGGTGTAGTTGCTGAGTATTGCGTAGCAAAGATGTTGAATGTTTGCGTTGATTTATCAGTTAGCCCAAGAAACGGCGGTCATGATTTAGTTTCTAAAGGGAAAACGATAGATGTAAAGTCAACAAGGCATAAAAACGGCAGATTGCTTGCGACGTTAAAGAAAAAAGATAGCCCTTGTGATGTGTACATACTGGCTATTGTTGATGATGGTGGTGCTGATGTTGTTGGATGGGAATATGGAGAAAGCCTATTTGATGACAAAAATAAAATAGATTTAGGGCATGGCGTTGGATATGGAATCCAACAAAATAAATTAAGAAAATTTAGATAAATATGAACTCAATCGATCCTCACGAAGCAATCAACTACATGATTAAGAATGCCAAAGCCTATGCTCAAGCTAAGGCTGAGGTGACTTACTTAGAGGAATTTCGTAAAAGCAAGAAAGCCATGTTATTTAGTTCGGCTATCGGGAATACCGTAGCGGATCGGGAGAATCAGGCATATAGCCATCCAGATTACTTAGCGGTGCTAGATGGGCTTAAAGCGGCTGTAGAGAAGGCTGAAGGGCTTAGATGGATGCTGGTAGCAGCACAGGCTAGGATCGATGTGTACCGTACTCAGGAAGCCAGCAACAGGTCAATTGATAAGGCGGTGAGATGATTACTCAAGAATTGCTAAAACAATATTTTTCCTACAAAGATGGTCAGTTAGTTAGGAACTTTAATTCTGGTGGGAAAAAAGCTGGAACTTTTGCTGGATGGGTAAATACTGTCAGTAGAGGCAAAAAATACATTAGGTTAAATGTATGTGGGAATCCGATTTATTTGCATCAAGCAATATTTCTTTTGCATCATGGATACTTGCCAAAATGTATAGATCATATAAATGGTGATTCTTTTGATAACAGAATTGAAAATTTAAGAGAGGCTAATCAAAGTCTGAATACCGCAAATAGCGTTACTTCCAAAGCAAATACTAGCGGTTATAAAGGTGTTGTTTGGCGGAAAGATACAAGTAAATGGGTGGCTCAAATTAGTAAAGATAAAAAACATTACAACCTTGGATCTTTTGAAAAAATTGAAGATGCTGCAAAAGCATACAGAATTGCAGCAGAAAAATTGTTTGGTGAATTTGCAAGACCATAGGCTTCTAATCGTGGTTTAGACCGGATTACTCAATGAGAAACCCATTTGTTATTGATGAGCCTACCGTTATCAGTTTCTCTGGTGGTAGGACAAGTGCTTATCTGCTCTGGCGGGTTCTACAGGCTAACAATGGGCTACCTGATGAGGCTATTGTCTGCTTTGCTAATACCGGGAAAGAGGAAGAAGCTACCTTAGAGTTTGTCCGAGACTGCTCAGTAAACTGGAATGTGCCGATTCATTGGGTGGAATATCGGGCTGACGATCCTAAGTTTGCTGAGGTGACGTTTGAGACAGCCAGCAGAAACGGTGAGCCTTTTGAGCAGTTGATTGTTAAGAAGAAATATCTACCTAATCCTGTAACTCGGTTTTGCACCATTGAGCTAAAAATCAGGTCAATTCATAAGTTTCTGAAGGCTAAGGGTTGGAAGCATAACGAAAACATGGATTGGGTTGGGATTCGAGCAGACGAGCCTAGAAGGGCTGCAAAGATTGCTAGGGAGCGTACTCCGTTAGTAGCTGCTGGAATCACAGCGAAAGATGTAGGTGAGTTTTGGGCTTGGCAACCATTTGACCTAATGTTGCCAAATAACAATGGTAAGACGATGCATGGCAATTGCGATTTATGCTTTTTGAAGGGCTATCAGCAGACGTTAAGCCTAATCCAAGAAAAGCCAGAGAGGGCTATCTGGTGGGCTAGGATGGAAACTTTAGTTCAGACTAGCGATAAAACATTTGGATCAGGAGCTAGATTTCGGAAAGATCGTCCTAGTTATTCCGAGATGCACAAATATGTAGGACAACAAATCGATATGCTAGATGACTCAATTGATTGTTTTTGTGGAGATTGATATGAACGAGATAGATGATTCAGATTTGGCGCAATGCTGTGCTTGTGGCTACGTTGATGATTGGGTAGAGATTCCCGGCGGTCATTGTGCGGTAAGTGGCGAGAGTATGTATTACTGCCCTAGCTGCGATGAGGTGGATAATATGGCTGACTACGATCCTGAGAGAGCCAAGCGAATCGATGAGAAAAAGCGACAGAAAATACCTAGCTAAAGTGGCTGACTTTGGGTGCATAATCTGTTATAAAAATGGTTATTCCGGCACTCCAGCAGAGATTCACCATGTACGAGGTATGGGGCTAGGAATGGGAGTTCGGAACTCTCACGACAATGTTTTGCCTTTATGTCCTGAGCATCATCGAGGAAATACTGGCTATCATGGGTTAGGTCGTAAGGCTTTTGAACGTCGATATGGTGTGACTGAGGCAGAGCTTCAGGATGAACTGATGGGGTTGCTAAATGAAAAAGATGTCTAAGGCGCAAAAGAAGGTCGGCAAGGTTATGGGTGAGTACAAAGAGGGTACTCTGCACTCTGGTAAGGGTGGGCTAGTAGTTAAGAATCCTAAGCAAGCCGTAGCTATCGCACTCAGCGAGGCGGGTATGGCTAAGAAAGGCAAAAAGAAATGAAGCCCGGACTCTATGCCAACATTCATGCCAAGCGTAAGCGTATAGAAGCTGGCAGCAAGGAAAAGATGCGTAAGCCGGGATCAGAAGGTGCGCCGACTGCTAAAGCTTTCAAAGAAGCGGCTAAAACTGCTAAGGGGAAGAAGAAATGATGAAGAACGGGAAGAAGATGTCCGACAAGGAATTGCTAAAGCAGTATCTTGAGGACGAGAAAGAAAAGAAAAAGAACGGTGTGAATGAGATAGAGATTGAAATCAAAATCCCTATGGGCAAAAAGAAGGGTAAGAAGAATGGCGATTAAGCGTGGTTCGGAGGAATTTGCTGGCTATAACAAGCCTAAAAAGACTCCGAGTCATCCTACGAAAAGCCATGCTGTTCTCGCCAAGCAGGGGGAGCAGGTCAAGTTAATCCGATTCGGGCAGCAGGGTGTGTCAGGTTCTCCGGCTAGGGAAGGTGAATCTAAGTCGGAGGAAGCCCGTCGAAAGTCGTTTAAGGCTCGTCACGCCGAGAATATCCAGAAGGGCAAGATGTCTGCTGCGTATTGGGCTAATAAAGTTAAGTGGTGAGATACACCTACGGTTTAGAGAATATCCGGCTCCGAGATTGGGGAGAGGGTGCAGACGTAAGGATCGGGTCATTTTGCTCGATTGGCGATAACGTCGAGATATTTATCGGTGGAAACCACAGGGTAGACTGGATAACGACTTACCCTTTCGGGCATATCCATGAAGAAGAATTTCCGCATCATGGTCAAGGACATCCAGCTACTAAGGGTGATGTTGTTATTGGGAATGATGTCTGGCTAGGATCGGGCTGCACGATTATGTCAGGGGTAACGATAGGCGATGGTGCTGTTGTTGCTGCGAAATCCGTTGTAACGAAAGATGTTCCTCCTTATGCAATAGTCGGTGGGAATCCGGCTAAGGTTATCAAGCTCCGATTTACGTTGAGCCAGATAGAGAGGCTTCGTAAGAAACCTTGGTGGGAGCTACCAGACGAGCGTATACGCGATTTAATTCCGTTGCTGTGTTCAGACAATGTGGAGGAGCTAATTGCAGCCTGTAACGCTTAATTTAGGCTCTGGTAAGGATTGGCGAGAGGATTGCGTCAATGCCGATATTCAGCAGAGGACTAACCCGGATTGGTGGGTAGATATTTCTAAGGTGCATTTCGGGGCTAAGATTGATACCCGATGGGGATCGATGACGATACAGCCTGAGATGTTCGAGAAGATCATTGCTAACGATGTCTTAGAGCATATCCCTGACTTAGTTTCTGCGATGAAAAACTGCTATGACTTACTGAAGTCTGGTGGTGAGTTTCATATTAGCGTACCTTATGACCTGAGTTTAGGGGCATGGCAAGACCCGACTCATGTACGAGCGTTTAACGAGAATAGCTGGTTGTACTACACCGATTGGGCTTGGTATCTAGGTTGGGAAAAAGGATTTAAGCTCAAGGAATTGGCGTTTGACCTGTCAGAACTAGGTCAGAAGTTAATAACTAGACAACCAGACGATGAAGTAATTAGGACTCCGAGGGCTGTAGATAGCATGAGAGTCGTTTTATGCAAGCCATAGTCATTTGTCACGTAAGCAATCCGGGTATCTCGGTATTGCTGGAAAGCATCAAGGTATATGCACCTACCACCCCGGTTTACGTTTATAGCGTTGACATTGCCAGAGGAGAGAGATTCCGACGAATCTTGCCCAATGTTATCGTCAGACCCAATACTGGTAGAAATTTTGGAGACTCATATAATGAAGCCATCAGCGACGTTTTTGGAAGGGTCGCAGTCGATTCATTGATTGTGGCTAACGATGATGTCGTTCTGAATCCGCAAACAATCGAGTTATTGGGCGAGGATAAACGGATTCTTGAGGAAAACGGACAGAAGATAGGTTTCTTAGGTGCGAGAAGCGACTACGTGTTGCCAGATCAGAACATTAGATTCCCTGTGCATGATGATAGGCAGGAAGGTGTTTACTGGGCTAGTGAGGCAAAGATTAAGGAAACTCAGGTAATAGCACCCATATTTGCCACGATAACGAGAGAGGCTTGGGATACAGCAAAGTTTCCTAGCACTAATTGGTATTCAGATAATATAATTTGCCATGACCTGCAAGAAGCGGGTTACAGGCATTTCGTAAGCAGGGCGTATGTTCATCATGCCGGAAGTCAAACAGTAGGGATGGACTACCAGAAATGCCATGAGGAGCCGAGAGAGTGGATCAAGGCTCATAGACCGGATATGTATCAACAAATCTATGGTGCATGACACCGAAAGGTAATGCCAAAGTGGAAACAAATAAAGTTAAAGAAACGCCAAAAATCGGAGAAGGACTAGCAGGGCCGGGCAGACCTAAAGGAGTGCCTAATAAGTCCACAGCAATCGTTAGAGAGGCTATTGCTAATCTACTAGAGCGTAATGCGCCTAACATGGACAAGTGGCTAAACGAGGTCGCAGCAGAAGACCCGTACAAGGCACTAGACCTAATGAACAAGCTGTCTGAGTACCATATACCTAAGCTAGCTAGGACAGAAGTAACGGGTAAGGACGGGGAAGCTCAAGAGATGGTTATCAAGTGGGGTGGAAAGAAATGAGTTACAAGCCGACTAATTGCCCTATGTGCAGCGCATTTCTGGTCAATAGCAAGTGTCTGAACTGCGGGTATCAAAAGACTGCATGACAGAGATAGTTATCGACTACCTGCCTAGAGCGCAGCAGCTAGAGATACATGATGCCATTGAGCAGCATCGTTTTACTGTGGTGGTAGCGCATAGGAGACTTGGTAAAACAGTCTCAGCGATTAACCATCTCATCAAAGCCGCTATCGAGTGCGACAAGCCAGACCCAAGGTTCGCGTACCTCTGTCCGACGTATGGACAGGCTAAGAGGGTGGCGTGGGATTATTTACAGAAATACACTAGACCGTTGGGAGCTACCTACAATGTATCTGAGCTACGGGCTGATTTTTATGGGCGTAGGATTAGTCTTTACGGGTCTGACAATCCTGATAGCCTTCGTGGTCAGTACTATGACGGCGTGGTTATCGACGAGGTTGGCGATCAGAATCCACGTGTTTGGAACGAAATTGTCCGACCTGCTCTTGCCGACCGTCTTGGGTGGGCTTGCTTCATTGGCACTCCTCGCGGTGCTAACCATTTCGCCACTTTAGCCGACAGAGCCAAGGCTGAGCCGGGATGGAAATATCTAGAGTTCAAGGCTAGTCAGACAGGAGTTCTACCCGACTCAGAACTGAAAGCAGCCTATCGAGAGATGGGCGAGGACAGGTATAACCAAGAGTTCGAGTGTTCCTTTAACGCAGCGGTTGAGGGGTCTTACTATGGCAAGCTCATTAACGATCTTGAGAGCAATGGTCGTATTAGCGACTTTCCTAACGATAGTTTGTGCCGTAGCTACGCTGCTTGGGATTTGGGCATGGGTGATTCGACTGCGATATGGATTGCTCAACTGGCAGGGAAAGAAGTCCGACTTATTGACTGCATCGAGAATCATGGCGTAGGTCTGGACTGGTATGTGGGCTGGCTGAGGGATAACGGCTATGAGAAATATGAGCAAATCCTGCCCCATGACGTACAGGTTAGAGAACTCGGAACAGGCAAGAGTCGTAAGGAAGTGCTGGAGGAAGCTGGACTTAACATCAGGGTTGCTCCGAGACTTAGCGTTGCCGACGGGATTCAGGCTGTGCGACGTATGTTGCCTAGATGCTGGTTCAATCCGAGAACAAAGAACGGACTAGATGCGCTACGGAACTATCGTCGAGAGCATGACGAGCGTAGGCAGATATTCTATGAGAAGCCTTTGCATGATTGGTCTAGCCACTACTCGGATGCCTTCCGTTACCTAGCGATAGGTCTTGACGAGACTGATTCCTCATGGCAGTCAGCATTGCCAATTTCAACGAAATGGATTGTATAATTAGCAAAATCTTAGGGGTTTGCTATGAAGATGGATCAAGGTGAAATCAAAAGTATCCTAGATAACGAGATTGATAACTCAATTGGATACATCGACACCGAAACGACCGACCAGAGGGCTAAGGCTCTCGAATACTATCTTCGTTATCCGTATGGCAACGAGGTAGAGGGTAGAAGCCAGATCGTAACTGGCGAGGTAGCAGAGGCTATCGATGGTGCTTTGCCTCAACTTATTCGGGTATTCACCACCACCGAGGATATTGTTAGTTTCGAGCCTCAGACTCCTGATGACGAGCAGTCAGCTAAACAAGCCACAGACTACTGTAATTGGGTCTTTTATCGTGAGAATGATGGGCTAATCATCCTGCATAACTGGTTCAAAGATGCGCTAATGGCAAAGGTTGGCGTGGTCAAAGCCTATTGGGATGCCAAGGAAGATGTCAACAAGGAAAGCTACAAGAATCTGACCGAGGATGAGTTAGCCATGCTGCTATCTGATCCTGCCATTGAGGTGACTAGCCAGAACGTCGAGTTGATCGATGGTGGCGTTGACCCTATGGGAATGCCGATTCAGATTCCGTTGTATTCGGTAAAGGTAAAGAAGGTCAAGAAATACGGCTGCGTCAAGATTGAGAACGTACCACCTGAAGAATTCCTGATTAGCAAGTCGGCTAGAACGATTGAAGATAGCCCGTTTGTGGCTCATCGTAAGTTGATGACTCGTAGCGAACTAGCGGCTATGGGCTTTGACAAGGACATTATCGATGGCTTGCCTAGCTATGATGATCTCCAGTACACGACAGAGCGTATTGCTCGATTCAGTCAGGGTGAGCAGCCTGATGAGAACATTAGCCTTGACTACACGATGCAGGTGGTCGAGGTCTACGAGTGCTATATCCGCATTGACGTTAATGGCGATGGTATCGCTGAACTGCGGAAGATTACCTATTCTGGCAACGAAATCTTAGATGACGAGGAATGTGACCTAGTTCCGTTCCACAGTCTCTGTCCTATCCCGATTCCGCACAAGTTCTTTGGTCAGTCGTTGGCAGACCGAACAATGGACATCCAGCTAATCAAGTCTACCGTGACTCGTCAAATGCTGGATAACCTGTATCTGACGAACAATGCTCGTATTGGCGTTGTTGATGGTCAGGTGAACTTGGATGACGTTCTAAACGCTACTCCGGGGGGTGTTATCCGCATGAAGTCTGCCGGTGCTATTGCGCCTATCGAGGTTCCTGCGGTAACGGCTCAGGCTTTCCCATTGCTTGAGTACATGGATCAGGTTCAGGCTAAACGTACAGGTGTTAGCGACCAGCAGCAAGGTCTTGACCCTGACGTACTGAACAATGTTTCCGCTACAGCTATTGCTGCGATGATGAAGTCGAACTCTGGCAAGCTGGAGTTGATAGCGAGAATCTTTGCTGAGACAGGCGTAAAGTCGCTGTTTAAGGGGATTCTGCACCTATTGGGCAAGTATCAGGATACGGCAAAGATTGTCCGTATGCGTGGCAAGTTCGTAACGTTTGATCCGAGGACTTGGACTAACCAGTACGACGTAGCGATTAATGTGGGTCTAGGATCAGGTGATCGTGAGCAGAAGCTAGCCATGTTGCAAATGATTCTAGCCAAGCAAGAGCAGATTCTGACTCAGTTTGGCCCATCAAATCCTCTGGTATCTGTAGCGCAATACCGTGACACATTGGCACGACTGATTGAATCGGCTGGTTTCAAGGATGCTAACGCTTTCCTTAACGAGATTACGCCTGAGATTAACGAGAAGTTGTCACAGCCACAACCTCCTTCGCCAGATCAGCAGGCAGAGGCTACCAAGATATTTGCTGAGGTAGAGCGAGAAAAGACCCAAGCTAAGAGCGAGATTGAGGCTGCTAAGTTGCAACTAGAGCGTCAGTCGTTAGAGGCTGAGTACACTCGTAAGGGTCTTGAGATGGCGATGAAAACACGCCAGCAAGAAGCCGATATGAAGATTAAAGAGGCTGAGTTAGCGGTTAAACAACTACAGGCTATCTTAGCGATGGACTTGGCAGACGAGGAAACACGCCAACGTCAGGCTGATATTGTCCTGAAGGCGATTAAAGAGCTAGGGAGTTTGACTTCATAATGGCTGGCTTACTATCTGACATCGTTGGGATGATTGACAGAGCCAAGCAGAGTGCTAAGGCTAATGTTGGGCTATTGGTCAGCGATCCTAGAGAGTACATGGCATCGGTTAACGATCAGGCTAGGGCGTTTAATCAGGCTGGCAATCTAGCGGCTCAGGCTAAGTTAAATGAGCTTAGAGGGCTTCTGGTGACTCCTGAACAGGCTGCTGCTAAGGAGTATGTGGATCGGGTGAATCAAGACCTAGCGATGGGCTTTGCTGGAACCGTTGGTACTGGAGCTAGAAAGTTGCCATTGCCTGATATGGGTGAGATTACGAAGTTCTCTAAACCATTGCCATCAGGTGCGTTGTATCGAGAAACAAGCGCGAATAGTCTAATGGATATGGCTAAAGGAAGTAGCCCATTCGGTGCGCCAGTTACTTATTTTGCTGAGATTCCAGAGATGGCATTGGGTCAAGGTGCGAACAAAGGAGTCATGTTCAAGGTTCAATCAGAAGGGCTGACAGGGAGACCGTACTTAGGAAAGCCGGGGCTAGAGCAATCGTATCTTGGTAAGGCAGGTGAGTTTGAGATTAAAGAACAGCCGGGGAAGATTGCAAAGGCGATAACTGAGGTTTGGGTATCTCCAGAGGCTTACAAAGGCTTAAGGAAAGCTGAAAAGGTTATGTTTGATCGGTATTTAACCAATCTGGAAAAGACTGGAATATCCGTAAATAAGGTGGACAAACTACCTAACGCAATGGATTGATATGAGCAAAGTTCAATGGGCTGAGAATCTACTGAAGGATGAATTCTTTCAGGAAATGATGACTGATCTTAGGACTGCTGAACTTAATAAGTTCGCAACTAGCGATTACGCTGATCTTCAGGCTAGAGAGACTGCTTATATGCGGTTAAGGACATTAGAATTAGTTGAGACTTACTTGGAAGGGCTTTCAGCAAACAGGCTCATCGAGGAGAAAAGATTAAAGATTTTGTAACCCGTTTCGGGCGGTTCCCGATATAATTTAGGAAAGAAAAAATGAGCGATACTCAAGGAACGACACCGGAATCCGGTAGTCCAGAGTTAACTGTAGGTAGTGCAGCCGACGCTATCTTGGGTCTGATGGGTGCAGAAGAAGGCTCCGAACAGGAACAACCAGAACTGCAAGCAGAGGCCAACGATAGCGAAGCCGAATCTGATGAGTCTTATGATGAGTCAGAGGTAGAACAAGAAGATGAGCAGGATGAGCAAGAGGAGCCTCAGAAGTTCCGGGTGAAAGCAGCCGGTGAAGAACGTGAGGTAACCCTTGATGAGCTTATCAAGTCTTATCAACTTGGCACAGACTATACAAAGAAATCGCAAGCCGTAGCTGAGGAACGTAAGGTAGTCGAGGCTGAACGACAGCGTATCGAAGAAGCCAGATACTTGCGGGATCAGTATGCGGAACGGTTGCAGATTATTGAGCAAATGCTCAATCAGCAGCCAGAAGGTGAAAACCTAGAAGCACTAAAGGAAAACGATCCAATCGGTTATGCCATAGCTTATACGGATCAGCAGCGGAGAAAAGAGCAAATAGCTCAAGTTCAGGCTGAACGACAGCGAATTGCAGAACAGCAACAGCAGGAACGTCAGGAGCAACTCGGTCAGGTAATACAGGCTGAGTCTCGTAAGCTGGCAGAGGCAATACCTGAATATGCTGATCCGCAAAAGGGTGAAGTAACTCGGCGAGAACTGAGGGAGTTTGGCCTAAAGTTAGGGTTTTCAGACCAAGAGTTATCGGGAATCTATGATTCTCGGCAGGTTCTAACGCTATACAAGGCGATGCAATACGACAAGTTGCAATCCTCTAAACCGGGGATTACGAAGCGTGTTAATGAGGCTCCGAAGGTTGTTAAGTCGGGTGTTGCTCAGGGCCGGGAAGTTAGCGATGAACTGAGGAAAGCAAAAGCGCGAGCAAAGCAGACCGGAAGGGTTGCTGATGCCGCAAAAGCATTTGAACGATTCTTATAGGAAATTATCATGCCTACATTTACAGCACATAGCGCAATTGGTCAGCGCGAAGATTTGACCGACATCATCTATGACATTTCTCCAACGGAAACCCCGTTTATGTCATCGATTGGCAAGACCAAAGCTACAGCCGTTTATCACGAGTGGCAGACTGACAGCCTAGCTGCTGCTACTACGGCTAACGCTGCTGTTGAAGGTGCTGATGCTACATCGGCAACTCTGGCTCCTACCGTTCGTCTTGGTAACTACACTCAGATCATCCAGAAAACCGTTCAGGTTTCGGGTACTCTGGACACAGTTAACAAGGCAGGTCGTAAGTCAGAAAAGGCTTACCAGTTGGCTAAAGCATCGGCTGAACTGAAGCGCGATCTGGAAACTATCCTGTTGGCTAACCAAGGTCGTTCGGCTGGTACATCGACTGTTGCTCGTAAGCTCGGTTCAATCCTGTCGTGGATCAAGACTAACTCGGACAAGGCTTCTGACGGTTCCGATCCAGCAACTATCGGCGTATCGACTCGTACTGATGGTACACAGCGTACTTTCACCGAAGCTCTGCTGAAGACCGTAGTGTCTGAGGTATATGTTTCTGGTGGCTCGCCTAAGATTCTGATGGTTGGTGCTGCTGGTAAGCAGAAGGTTAGCTCGTTTGCTGGTATCGCTGCACAGCGTTACATGGCTCCGGGTAACACTCCGACCACCATTATCGGTGCTGCTGACGTTTATATGTCTGACTTTGGCACGATGTCGGTTGTTCCTAACCGCTTCATGCGTACCCGTGATGCTCTGGTACTCGATCCAGAATACGCAGCACTAGCGTATCTGCGTCCGTTCCAGACTAACGATCTGGCTAAGACTGGTGACTCTGAGAACACTCAGTTGCTGGCTGAAGTCACTCTTGAAGTTAAGAACGAAGCTGCTCATGGCGGAATCTTCGATCTGGACATGGCTCTATAACGGATGTTTGTATAAGTAGCAAATCCTCCTAGCCTACGGGCTAGGGGGAACTACGAAAGGATTTATGAGTACTCCGATACGGACTCAAACAGCATACGAGGATGGTGACGGTGGTATCGTCATCGAGACTAAACAGGACGTTACCGAGATCATTGAGGCTAACAAGGCTCAGTTAGATTTCGATAAAGAGCGAAAAGGGCATCTTAACGATCTGCACCATGTAGCCAGAATTCCTTTTACGGTTATCGATGTATTGAACCAGATGGGGATTATGAAGGGCTTTAACGTGGTGGATGACGTTGGGTTTGCTAAGTGGCTAAACGACCCTGATAATGCTGTCTGGCGTACGTATCGAGGAACTATATGAGAGTTGGTGTTTGCGTACCATGTAGGGATGAGGTTCACACAGGTTTTGCTTTTGATTTTGCTCGGATGGCGGCTCATGATGCGTCAGTTCGTTGTAAAGATGGCAAAGGCGGTTTGAGCCTATATACAATGCCGGGAACGCTGATATTTGACCAGCGTGAGAAGTTGGCAGAGGTAGCGTTCAAAGAAGGTTGTGACGCAGTATTGTTTATTGATAGCGATATGCGGTTTCCTCATGACATCATTAGCATTATGCTAAGTCGTGAAGTGCCGATAGTTGGTGTCAATGCAACGACTAGACGTAAGCCAGTAACACCGACTGCGAAGATGTTGCGTAAGTACATGGATGGGGAGACTCTTGTCCATGAATGGTCGAACATTGATTCTCGCGGGAAAGAAGGTATCGAGGAAGTTACAGCGGTAGGGTTTGGTGCTGTGATGATTCGTCGAGAGGTGTTTGAAAAGACTGGCAGACCTTGGTTTGACGCTGGATGGGGTGCTAGTGGTGTCTGTGGTGAGGATGTCTACTTCTGCGTTAAAGCCGGTTCTGAGGGCTTTCAGACGTATGTAGACCATGAGTTATCGATGCACATCCGGCACATTGGCACTTACGAATATGGCTGGAAAGATTTTGAGCAACTAGAGGAATGAGATGATCCTGACCTACAGCGACTTAAAGAACACGGTAGCGAACTACCTAGCGCGTAGTGATCTGACTTCTGTTATTCCTGATTTTATTCAGTTGGCTGAGTACCGTTTGCAGCGAGACTTACGGATTCGGCAAATGTTGGTAGTTGCGACTGCTGCAACAACTGGCGGTGATTCGACTCTAGGGTTGCCGACAGACTTCTTATCGATGCGCGATATTCATTTGAATACCAATCCGGTATCAACATTGCGCTACAAAGCTCCTAATTCATTCTACGAAACAGCGCGTGTAACTGAGTCTGGTAAGCCAGTTGATTACACGATCTTAGGTGCTGAGATGCAATTAGCTCCGGTTCCTGATTCGACTTATACGGCTCAAATGCTGTACTACGCTAAACCTGCGCTATTGAGTGACACTAACGCTAGTAACGTATTCCTAGCGTATTGTCCTGATGCGTTGCTGTATGCGGCTCTAGGTGAGGCAGAACCGTATTTGATGAATGATGCGAGGTTGCAGACTTGGGCTTCCTTGTATTCTAGGGCGATTGAGGGAATCTCAACGACCGACCAAGCAAGTGAGTATTCAGGTCAACCAATGAGTATGTCTTATAACGTGAGGTGAAATCATGGCAGAAATCTCGAATTTCCTCGAAAACGCGATTATTAACGCGACTTTGAGAAACACAGCCTACACAAGCCCTGCTGCGGTTTATGTAGGTCTTTACACAAGCGATCCGGGTGAAGGCAATACAGGTACTGAGGTATCTGGTGGTTCCTACGCTCGTACAGCGGTA